AGTACGCCCCACAGGCGCTGCTGTATGGCACTTTGCTGCAAGCCATGCCGTTCCTCAAGAATGACGAGCGCATGCCTATGTGGCAGAGCAATTACGACAAAATCATTGAAGTCCTGAAGACGGAGAACATCATTCGTGCCGCTGATCGTCAGGCGATTGTGAGGGATTCATGAAAACGTGGTCTCTTTACATTGTGACCAATGCTTGCAACGGCAAGCAGTACGTTGGCCTCACCAAAAATTTAGATCGCAGGCTCAAGCAACACATGTCTGCAAATGGAAGCGCCCCCGCGCTCCATGCGGCCATCAAAAAGCATGGGGCTGACAAGTTTATTTTTTCTCATATCTGTGATGCCTTTGATTTTGACGCTGCCTGTGACCTTGAGAGGATGCTCATTCAACAGCACAACACCAAAGCCCCTTTGGGTTACAACCTCACAGACGGTGGCGAGGGTGTTGCCGGGCGTCCGATGACAGATCAAGATAAGCAGATTCGTAAAATTGCATCGTCTGCGTATGCCGCATCTTTGACCTTAGAAGAGCGATCAGAAAAATTTGGATGGGCAAAAGGTCGGAAATGGACATCTGATCAAATTGAAAAGATTCGGACATCCAATAAGGGAAAAAATATTGGCAAGAAGCCTACTGAAGAGGTTCGCGCCAAAATGTCTGTCTCACATAAATCTAGGACTCGCAACCCTTTGAGCGAAGAAACTAAAGAAAAAATTCGCCAGTCTCTTCTTGGCCGCAAAATGCCAGAATCAGAAAAACCAAAGCATGTAAGTTTTTTAGGGCGCAAGCACACGGAAGAGACTAAGGCAAAAATTAGGGCTTCCAACATAGCCACAAAAGCCATAAGCAAAGCGCGGCGGCTTGCAGAAAACAAGGTGACCTTATGAGTTTCAATAGTCCCTTCAGCGGACAAATTATCCAGCCGACCGACGTCTCATACCGCAGCATCACGCTTTCTGCTGATTCAACGCTTTCGTGGCCAATCAATGGGAGCGACACCGACAACGCGGCGGCCCGCGTCATGGACGTCACGTCGCTGTCAAGCGGCTTGGTGTTGGCGGGCGTCCTTGTTACAGGCACGGCAGGCCAGTGCTCTTGCACTACAACTCCTAGCCTGTTTGTTGGCCAAGCCGTTGTTGTTGCCGGGACTCTAACTGGCACGTCAACGGGCCTTGTCAGCGGCACCACCTACTACATAATTCTCACCAACGGCTCAACAACTTTCACGCTGTCGTCTACTTTAGGCGGCACGGCGGTGGCCACCACGGCCGGCACGACTACCGGGCTGACCTTCACGCTTGACTCGTTTACCTTGGACATGCCGCCTGCAAATCAGGCGTCTGTGGGTATTGATGCCTTGTTCCGCAACGTCGGGTCTTACAGTTTTGAGGTCAGGACTTACGCAGGCGGCTCAATCGTCACGATCGCCCCCGGTGAGGCTAAGTACATTTACCTGACAACCAACGCCACCACGGCGGGCACATGGGGCCTAATAGCCTTTGGCGTGGGTACATCCAACGTGGATGCGGCCACCCTTGCTGGATTTGGCCTCAAGGCCATCTCTAACACCTTGAACGGGGCTATTGAGGTCAACACCTTTGCGTCCAACTACACCGCTCTGGCCACAGACCGGGCCTCAACCTATGTCTGGACCGGCGGCGCTGGCACCCTAACCCTAACGTCAGCCGTCACGCTGGGCAACGACTGGTACATGATGGTCCGCAACGGCGGGACTGGCACGTTGACCATTGCGCCATCTGGCGGTGACCTGATTAATGGCGCTGCAAATATTTCATTGCAGCCTGCCGACTCTTGTGTGCTTTGCTGCTCCGGCTCTGCCTTCTTCACTGTTGGCTTGGGCCGTAGCACCCAGTTCAACTTTACCCAGCTCACCAAGGCTGTAGTGACTGGCAGCTACACCCTGACCGCCGCCGAGGCCGCCAATGTAATTCAAAAGTACACCGGGACCCTGACGGGCAACGTGACCGTAGTTTTGCCCCAGACGGTGCAGGTGTACTACATCACAAACCAGACCAATGGTGGAGGCCCCGGCTACCAGATCACCTTTACCACGAGCGGTGGCGGGGCTACGGCAACCGTACCTGCGAGCCAACAGGTGATCCTGCTGTGCGACTCGGTCAACTTGCTCAACGCCTCAACGATCGCTGCTGGTGCGTCGAATGTGTCTTTGGTGGACGGCACGGTGGGAGCCCCGTCGCTGAACTTTGCAACGGAGACGTCAACAGGCATCTACCGACCCGGCTCTGGTGAGTTTGGTATTGCAATCTTGGGCGTCAAGCTGTTTGGTTTAACGGCTACAGGGCTGAACATACCCGGCACCGGCAACTTTACTGGGGGTGTTCAGGGCGGGGTTTTCTGATGGCAACCAAGGTTTTTACCCTTGACACAAAGCCGGGCATTCAACGCGACGGCACAGTCTTTGACAAAATTTTTTACACCGACGGCGAGTGGGTGCGATTTCAACGTGGCCGCCCCCGCAAGATTGGTGGCTATCGTGTCATCTCTGACCAGCTTACGGGCCCCTCTCGTGGGATCTGGGTCAACACTCAGAACGCCTTCACCTCAATTTTCAGCGGTTACAACGACGGTCTGCAAGTTCTGACCATTGACAACAACGGCGTTGGCGCTGGTGTTGACAACTTTACGCTGACCAATTTCACAGCATCTGACCTAAACCTGTGGCAGTTTGACGGTTTCTATGACGTCTCAGGAGCCGGCATCCAGTCGCTTGTAGCGCACCCGGGTTTGAACCTGAACTCAATCAGCAATAACAGCAACACGCCTGTGCTGATTGGCGACATTGCTGCCTTAAATATGCAGCAGGTTGGCGTTTTTACTGATACCGGCTCTACTACAAATGCAAGCCCCAATGTAACTTTTGCAGCAGTAAACACGCTGATCGGAGCTGGGCAGTCGGTGACGGGGTCGGGAATCCCCGCAAATACAACCGTTGTTTCTGTTGATCTTGTGGGAACCACAATTACCTTGGCCGGGGTTGCCATAACCGGAGTAGCCGGGCAGTGTTCGTGCAGCGCAACCACCCTAGTTCTAAACCAATCAATTGTTGTCAGTGGAACTTTGACGGGTACTGGGAGCGGGATTTCTGCCGGGACTTATTTCATCATTGCAACAAACGGAACCACCACCTTCACGCTGTCAACAACTTATGGCGGGCCGGCAATTGTTACAACGGCCGGGACAACTGCCGGACTGACGTTTGTTGTGCAGGTGTCTAGTTTGTGGACCGTTGTTTTGAGCGCAAACGCAACCGCTACGGCCTCCGTCACCCTGACCTTCAACAACAACATCTCAGTCTCTGGCGGCGTTGTGTCGCTGCACCCGTACCTATTCGTGTACGGCAACGACGGTCTGATTCAGAACTGTTCGGCCGGCAACCCCAGCGACTGGGTCTCTGCCGACGCCAATGCGACCAACGTGGCCTCCGGCAAGATTGTCCAAGGGCTACCCGTCAGGGGCGGCTCAAACGCGCCTTCTGGGCTGTTCTGGAGCCTTGACAGCCTAATCCGCGTGTCATTCATTGGCGGCACGGGGACGCCGGCTCAATACTGGCGCTACGACATCATCAGCAGCCAGTCCTCAATCCTGTCTTCCCAGTCGGCAATTGAGTACGACGGCGTCTATTACTGGTGCGGCGTGGACCGCTTCCTGCTGTACAACGGTGTGGTCAAGGAGATCCCCAACAGCATGAACCAGAATTACTTCTTTGACAACCTGAACTACGACCAGCGTCAGAAAGTTTGGGTAACAAAGGTTCCGCGTTTTGGCGAGATCTGGTGGTTCTACCCCCGTGGCGATGCAACCGAATGCACCGACGCCATCATCTACAACGTGCGCGAGAACATTTGGTACGACGCGGGTGAGGCTCGCGGTGCCCAGCGCTCTGCCGGGTACTTTTCGCAGGTGTTTGCCTTCCCCGTGGCCGCTGACTGGCATGTCAGCGAAGCTGAGATCGTGTTTACTGATACTTTTAACACGGTGTCTGGCAGCGTTTTCCTCTACAGCGACACCTACAACACGCAAGTTGCGATTGGCCAAGTCATCACTGGCACCAACATCCCGGCAAACACGACCGTGGTGGCCATCACGACCAGCAACATCAAGACGCTTGGAGCAATCACCGGAGGCTCAGGCTACGTCGATGCCACCTACACCAACGTAACCCTCACAGGAGGGTCAGGATTGGGCGCTAAGGCCACGATTGTTGTTTCTGGTGGGGCAGTGACCACCGTGACCGTTACGGCTCGTGGAGCGGGTTATTTGGTAGGCAACGCCCTGAGCGCCACGGCAGCCAGTTTGGGCGGCACGGGGGCTGGGTTTTCCATTCCTGTGTCGGCCATCTACCTTCAGGCTATTCAAATGTCGGCGGCGGCTACGGGCACGGGTGCGGTGTCATTGACCTTTTCAATCCCGGCTGACCTCATTGCCATGTACCAACATGAAATTGGCACGGACGAGATTGATGGCCAGAACGTGTTGGCCATCCCCAGCTCGTTTGAGACTAATGACCTTGGCTGGGTCTCTGGCGGCCCGTCCCAGCTTACAGCAGAAGGCCAAAACCGCTGGATCCGACTCGATCGGATTGAGCCGGATTTCATCCAATCCGGTGAAATGTCGGTAATTGTTACCGGACGCCCGTTCGCTCAGGGCGAGGACAAGGAGTCCGACCCTTACTTTTTTGGTCCCAACAACGGCAAAATTGACATGCGAGAGCAGCGCCGGGAGCTGCGCCTCAAGTTCACCTCTGACGTGGCCGGGGGGGATTATCAGCTTGGCAAGATCTTGCTTAGTGCCGAGATCGGCGATTCGAGGCCATATGGCTCTTAACCCCGCACAGATCTATGACCCCCGCTATAGCACGTTTGAGTCGTGGGCAAGCCTTATGTGCGAGCTGTACGGGGCTCAAAACCTCCAGATCCCCGATGCCCAGACGGACTGGAAGTTGTGGGGCAATGGCCTGAACGCAATCGACGTTTTTTCAAACGAGGCCACGCCCCGCACGGATCAGTACGACAATTGGTTTGATTGGGCCGAGGCCATGGTGGCTGCGGTTAACCCGGCAACTCAAACAACATGAGCTGGTTTGGCGATCTTAAAATAAAGACCGTAATATGACTTACGAAAACAGCGGGTGGGCGATTGATGCAGCAGCTTTCAAAAATGCAATCAACGGAAAACTTCGCAATAATTTGTGGCGCTCCGTTGACGGTTCAAATGAGTCAGTATCATTTCAACTTGCCAACGGCAAGGTCTGGAGCCCTACTGGCGCAGCTTCAGGCATCACTTACCACCCATATGATCCGGGCGGTAGGTATTTAGGGGAAAGGGAGACGGGCGGAGGGCAGGGGGGAACCGCTACCGTATCAGAGTACAGCCAGCCTAACCCAGTAGCCTACTACGAAGTCAACGGTGACTTGAGCGAAATGCTTGGAACTCCGGGTTCCGATAAGCACGTCAGCGTCAAGTACATAGAAAAAAACGGCAAGATGGTTCCAATGCAGGAACCCGAGTATTGGAACTGGCAGCCTGATCTAGCTTTCCAAAAAGCATTGCTCGTAATGGGCGCTGCCATTATTGGTGCGCCTTACGTTGCCAACCTACTAGCGTCATCAGGCATTGCCGGCGCTGCCGGAGCACTTGAAGGCTTAGGGGTCGCTGACCTAGCCGGCGGCCTGTCTAGCACTGTTTTGTCTACTGCTGGCACGGAGTTGGCTGCTACCGGGGCTATAGCTGCCGGAGATGCTGCGGCAAGTGCAGCAGTTGCTTCAAACGTAGCAACTGCCGCCGCCTCGTCTAATTTCACGCTATCAGGGCTTCTTACTGCTCCCGGGACGACCATTGGCTCCGCTCTTGGAATTACCAATCCAACCTTGGCCAGTGCAGTAGGCAACGTCATCATCAACACAGCCACCAACGGCGGGGATGTAGGCAAAGCAATTGAAGGTGCCTTCCTGTCTGCCGGTTTAAGCTTTGTAGGCTCTGGTGTTTCTAATGCTGTAAACAGCGCGTTACAAGGTGTTGACCTTCCAGCTTTTGTCAAATCAGGAATAACGCAAGGCGTTACCAGTGTTGTAAACGCGGGGTTAACTGGTCAAAATCCCCTAAATGCATTGGCTGGCGCTGCGATCGGAACAGCAGTAAGTGGCATTACTAATGCCATGCCGGGCTTTAGCCAGCTACCGCCAGCAGCCCAAAACGTAGCTAGAGCCTCTATTTCAGCAGCGTTAACGGGTAGAGACATTACCAATGCAGCTCTAAATGCCGCGCTTGTAGAAGGTAAAAAAGCTGCTGTTAATTACATCGACACTGCAACGGGTTTGACCCCGGACGTAAAAGCAATCGCCGACGCCTACAGGGACCCAAGCCGTGCTCTTGATGTAGTTCAAACCTCGGCACCCCCCCCCGCCGCGCAAGGTGCTGTTGCACAGCTCTATCGGGATATTGTTGGCAGGGAGCCAGATCCAACCGCATTAGATTTTTGGCAAACCGCGTTTGGGTCGAGCGTAGAGCAAAGCGAAATTGACTCATTTGCCAAAACAGTAAGGCAATCAGAACCAAACATAGATGTTGTTGGTAACTTGCAACGCGCCGGCTTAACAGAAACTACTCCAGTTACAGGATCAAATGTAACTGGGACTGCGCTTCCTCCTGTAAGTGGCACAAACGTAACGCCTACCATAGGCGGGGCCGCAGACGGTAGTACAGGAACAACTTATGTTACCCCTACCCAAGGGGGCGCGGCAGACGGTAGCACCGGAACAAGTTACGTAACGCCAACTGTAGGCGGTGCAGTGGACGGTAGCACCGGGACTGTGGTAACGCCGACTCCTGTTGATGCAGGTGGCGGCACAAATATAACCACTAATCAAGCTACGCAACTGAAAGACGGAAGTGGTTCCGCACTTAAATTAACAGATGCAGAAATTGATTCTTTAGTTGCCAAACAACTGGTATTCGATGGCGGGGACTACAACACCAAACAAGATGCAGCCAATGCCGCACGTCTTGCTGGCT